TACAAGTTACAACTAAGTATGTGATAAGTATTATTTATCAGTATATCACTTCCCCACCTAGGGGGAACTACCCCCACTGTATACTAATTGCATTACAAGAAAAAAATATCTCATAGAAATTATCAATATAGGGGGACTGAACTAAAAAAAGTGCTCGAGGCAAGTGCGACCTCTCGCATAGCTTCGCTACTAAGAGGTAGTGTTCACTGTGATAAATAAAATTAATCAGTAAAACTATTGACTTTTCTTAATAAATATGGTAAAATATTTGTATTAGTTAAGTGAATACTTAGTAACTAGTAACTAACACTGGTAACTAATAACTGTTCACTGACAAATATGGTAGAGGGGGATAGTATACTCTAAAGAAATGTTCATATAGGTATTGACTTTTTTAACATAGTGTGGTATAATATTTATGTAGAGAGTATTAATATATCTTATGAAAACTAAAAATCTAAAAGACGACTTAGGTCGTTATCGCACTCAATCCCTTTTCTGGGAACTAAGGCATGGGGTGGATACTAACAAGTATCCCCCTGTCTTTACGACCAAGGATGAGGATATAGAACGTGATGGTGTTAAGTATGTTTCTATGAAGAAACTATACATGACCTATGATCACATTCCAGGATATGAATACGAGTTTGCTATGGAGGTTCTAGGATCATGGGATCACTGGAATAAATTAGCTAACGACACAATACCAGACATCAAGAACATGATCCAAGCTTGGAGAGATGAATTAGATATTCGTCTGAAAGCTTTAGGACTAAAAGCATTAATACATGCTTCTAGGGATAATGATGCTAAAGGAGTACAAGCTTCTAAGTATCTAGTTGAAAAGGGTTACGTACAGAAGAGAGGTCGTCCTTCTAAAGAAGAAGTAGAACGAGAACTTAAAGCTGATACAAAACTTAGGAAGGAATTTCAATCTGACCTAGAACGAATAGGTCTTAAAGTCGTAGGAGACAAATAGTGGCTAAAGTTACACTCAGTGACATTACAGCAGGTTATGCTTCAGCAGCAGCATTAAATGCTTCGTTTAATGCTATTGAAGACGAATTTAATAATAATGTATTATATCGAAACAATCCATCTGGTGAACCTAACCAGATGCTGAATGATCTTGATATGAACAACAATGATCTCTTAAATGTAGGAGGTCTATCAGCAACAAGTTTAACAGTCAATGGTGTAGACTATTTAGCACAAATGAATACTGTCTACAACAATTATACCAGTATCACCCAGAGTGTTACTGTTAGCACAGCTTCACCTTCAGGAGGTAGTGATGGTGATATTTGGTTTAAAATAACTTAACAGGAGAAAGAATAAATGGCAGCTTTATCGGATCATTCAGAAGCTCTGTTGTTAGATTGGTTAATGACAACAGGCACTGCTACAAGACCTACAGCTTGGTATGTAGCATTATACACTGCAGCACCTAGTGATTCAGGTGGTGGTACAGAAGTATCAGGTAGTGGATACTCTAGACAAGCAGTAACCTTTGCAGCAGCAACGTCACCAGGTGGTACAACATCTAACACAGGTGATATTACATTTACTGCAGCAGGTGGTGACTGGGGTACTATTACTCACATTGGTATTCATGATGCTTCATCAGGTGGTAACCTATTATGGCATGGTGTGATGACAGCATCTAAAACAGTAGCAGACGGAGATACATTACAGTTTTCAACTGGTAACATTGATCTTACTATAGCGTAAGGATAATCAATGGCTATTACAGGGTCCTATCGACATACCGAATCTGATGATCTACGTATATCAGAAACAGGTGAATCACGTGTAAGTGAAGATTATGCGATAGTTCCTGCAGGTATCAGAGCAACAAATGCTAACGATACCAGAGTTACAGAAGATGGAATTATTAGAACAACATTTGGTTTTGAAATACCAGATGCAAGTCTTTCAGCTTCTGGTAGTGTAACCAGTACAATTAATATCAGTACGTTTGGATCTGCTAGTTTAGCAGGAGCAGGTTCTAAACTTACTGCAGGTGAAGGAACATTTGTAGATCAAGCTAGTTTAACAGCTACTGCTACGATAGCAGCAGAAGGTTTAAATTTATTACTAGCTGAAGTTCCTATGGCAGCTACAGGTACAATGGCTCCTGTAGATAGTTTACGAACATGTTTTGGTGAATCACCTTTAAATGCAACAGGTTCAAAAGCAAGTGTAGGACTTAAAACATTATTCGGTAGTATTACGTCAGGTACAGATGAAGTGACACGTATTACTGAAGCAGGAGATATTCGTGTACTAGAAAATGGTACTGATACTAGAACAGCTATAGCAGCTTATGGTAATATCATATTTGCTACTATAGTAGGTAATCCAAGTAAAACATTCTTTAGTTCTCAGCCGTATTACAAAGATGCAGGAACTTGGAAAACATTTATTCCAAATGTAAAATGGAATGGAGCTTGGACTCAAAATTTAAAAATCTATAAACACACTAACGGAGCTTGGAAGAGGAGTTATTAAACTATGGCAAACATTAAAATCTCAGACTTAACAGCAGCATCGGTAGCAGCAGATGCCAATGAGTTTGAAATAAACGAAGCAGGTACCAGTAAGAAAGTTACTGGATCACAAATTAAAGCATTTGTTAATTCTGGAGACGGAGCACTAGCATCTAAGAATACAGTAGCTACAGCAGACATTGATAATCTTGCAGTGACTACAGCTAAGTTAGCTGCTGATGCAGTTGATGGAACTAAGATTGCAGATGATTCAATAGACTCAGAACATATTGCAGCAGATTCTATTGATAGTGAGCATTATGCTCCAGGTTCTGTAGATGCAACAGCAATAGCTACTGATGCTGTAGGAGCTACTCAACTTAATGTTCCAGGTAATGGTACTGCAGGACAGTACTTAGCTTCTGATGGTGATGGTACAATGACATGGACTACTCTTGCTGCAGGTGGTGGTACTTATCACATGGATGTTTATACTAATCCTGGTACATGGACTAAACCTGCTAATGTAACTTCTTTAAAAACAACAGTAATTGGAGGTGGTGGAGGTTATCCTTACACCACTAATGCACAAGCTCCAGGAAACACTTCATCGTTTGGAGCTTTTTCAAGTGCTACAGGAGGCTCTAAAGTTGGAGTTGCACCTGATAAACCTGGTGTCGGTAGTGGAGGTACATTTAATTATGCAGGAGTTTTTTATAGACAGGACAGTACTATTAGACAAGGATCAGAAGCACGATATTTTTCTTCAGCATGGATTAATAATAACCCTACTAATCCTGCAACAAATACAAACATAGTAGCTCCATCTGGATATGGTTATGGAGCTAAAAATGGAAATGGTGCAGGACCCACAGGAGGAACTGCTGTAGAATATTTACCTGCTGCTTCAGTTCCAGGACCTGTTGCTGTAACTATAGGAAATGCAGGAGCAAATGGAGGTACAGGACCCTCTCCAAATTATTATAGTGCAGGCAAGGGTGTCGTTGTTGTAGAATGGTGGGATTAATAAAGGAATAAATTATGAGTAAAAAAGCATTAGTAGCAATTAATGGACTTGAATTAGAAGAACATGAAGTCGTTCAAGTGGAAGATACAACTAATATTTTTGCAGTACATCCTAATTTACAATGGATTGACTGTGATGATAATGTTGTAGCTTATGATTATATCTATAATAATATTACAAACACTTTTCATGAGCATCCTACAAAAATACAACAAAGAGAACAAGCAGGTATAATTAATGAAACAACACATCGTTATGTTTATGATTACGTTAATAACGTTTGGACATCAGAAGCTTTACCAACAGAGTAATTAAAAATATAGAAAGGATAATCGTGACCAACGATTTTAATGATAATGGATATAACCTTATTAAACAAGTTATATCTAAAGATAAAGCAAAAGAATTAACTTACTTATTAAAAGAATTAGTAGCTAAAGGCTTAACAAGGCATGATGAACAATGTCCTAGTTCTGATGCTATTTATGGACATACTACTTTTGATAAACTATTAGAAGATCTTACTCCTATAGTAGAACAGCATACAGGTAAAAAATTACATCCTACTTATTCGTATGCTAGATTATATAAATCTGGTGAAGAATTAAAAATACATAGAGATAGACCTTCTTGTGAAATTTCTATGACTCTTACATTAGAAAGTTCTGGTAAACAATGGGCTATCTATATGGGAGATAAAGAAGATAAAACCAATGCTTCTAAAATATTAATGGAAGTTGGAGATGCTGTTATTTATCGTGGTATGGATAAATATCATTGGAGAGAATCTTTTGAAGGTGAATGGCAAGCTCAAGTATTTTTACATTATGTAGATGCAAATGGATTACATGCTGAATGGAAGTATGATAAAAGAAAATCTTTAGGATTACCTTCTGTTGAAACTAATATAGAAAATTATATAGATAATACATTAACTCCAGTAGCTGTTTTTAAAAATCATATTTCTGATAAACTTTGTGATTTACTAATAGATCAATGTAATACAGAAACAGTTACAAAAATACCTCCTATAGTAGGTCAAGATGGAAATCCTAGAATAGATAAATCTGTTCGAGATGTAGAAAGAATTTTAGTACCTCCCAATACAGGGATAGGAGGAACTCTTACAGCTACAGCTTTAAATGCTAATCAATTTTGGTGGAAATATGATGTTACTCATGCTATTCAGACTGAGTTATTAATTTATAAACCTGAAGGACATTATCATGCTCATATTGATACTGAACATAAGCATGATCATAATACTAGAAAACTTACAGCTTTAGCTTTTCTTAACGATGACTTTGAAGGTGGTAAGTTTTTTATAAACGCTACAGGTAATATTATGTATCCACCTCAAGAAAAAGGTACTATATTAGTATTTCCTAGTTATATGGTTCATGGTGTTGAACCTGTCACTCAAGGTATAAGATATTCAGCAGTATCTTGGTTATTAGGACCCTATTTTAAATAAAAGATAAAAAGTAAAATAATGGATAAATTTATACAGATTTATGAAAAAGTTTTTACACCTAATTATTGTAAGGCTTTAATAGAACAGTTTAATAAAGCAGAAGAGTTAGGTTTTTGTAGTACTAGAAAAGAAGTTGAAAATGCAGATAAAATAAATAAAGATGATGTTGCTTTATTTTATCCTGCACAAATAAGAACAGATGCTTTAGATGTTGAATTATTAAAAAAGTTAAATCAGACTTTATTTGAATGTTATACTAAGTATGCAAATACTTTTGGAGTATTACAAACTTTACCTTATCACGCATCTTATATTTCTAAAGTACAAAAAACTAAACCTGGTGAAGGCTATCATATTTGGCATTGTGAGCATAGTAATCACGAACAGTCACAAAGAGTTTTAACATGGACTGTATATCTTAATGATGACTTTGAAGCAGGTGAAACAGAGTTTCTTTATCAACAGTATAGATATAAACCACAACAAGGAGATTTAGTTATATTTCCTGCAGCTTTTACTCATACACACAGAGGGAACCCACCAATAGGTGGAGACAAATATATTATAACAGGATGGATTGAATACTAATATGACACCACATGAAGAACTAGTAGCACATGAAAGACTTTGTGCAGAACGTTACGCTACAATACATAAACGTTTAGATCGTATTGAAGGTATGATTGCTAAACTTATATGGACTATACTAGCAGCTCTTATTGGTGCTTTACTTGCAGTAGTATCTAATGCTAACGCTGAAACTAGAACTATTATTGAACAACGAGGTATGCCAGTACCTACAGCTATAGCTCCTTCTATATCAGCATACTCACAAGACTTATGTGTAGTACCTGTTACAGGTGCAATATCTGGTGGTATTATATCTGTAGCAGGGGGTACTGCTGTTGAAGATGATGGATGCCAAAGACGTAAATATGCTAAGGTATTAAATGATCTTGGTCTTAAAGTAGCTGCCGTATCTGTAATGTGTGAAGATATTAAAGTATGGAATGCTATGGAGTTATCAGGTAGTCCGTGCCCTATAGGTGGAGCTACTGGAGTAGCTGCTAGATCTGCTTGGTATGATTTATACCCTAAACGATTTGAGGATTTATATGGCAAGAACTTTGTTCTGGTTATTCCTCTTAACATGGAGTAATGCAAATGCTTGGTACTGTACGTATACACCTGAC